TTAGTTGAAAAGCGAAAGCTGTATCGGAATGCTTGGGTTTGTTACCTTCTTTCGAATGAAACTCTGTTCGTTCTTAAGCTTTTTAGCGCAAGTGATAATTTGAGTGCGGGAGCCCTGCTTAGCTCCTAGAGATAGAGCTACTAACCTTGTCTGAGTTGTAATGTCGTAATGTGGATAGGATGCAGAGCCTTGAAACCACTTTCTCTTTAGACCTAAGGAGAATGCAAAATCATGGAGCTCGTCTAGGCTATCTGCAACTAAATGGCACCATGACTTGTTAGCCCATCTAATTTTTACATTGTCCACATATACGGCCATCCAATTTCCCTTTGATACTCATCTTGTCATTTTTTTGCGGCATACCAGCGCCTGGTTACTTCTTTCGTAATCGCTATCCCGCGCTTTGATCTGACAAGGTTCGTGTGGCTTCATCGTAGGATGGGCTTGTTTGCCCGATCTCAGGAGCTACTTCACCGCTGACCATCCACCAGCGGTACTGAGGGTATAGCGTTCCTAGCACGTCAATTTCGTCAGTACTAATTCGTACATCTTTGTTGTAGAGCACAGTCCTCCATCGATTCGAGCCGATTCGGGTCTCTCGTACTAGCCGATCCATTCCGGCCATAGACGCGATTGTTCTAACTCTCTCGTTTATAGTGCTCATTCGGTATATGATATTTGCTCAAATTATTTGAAATGCGCGCAAGATGTCCCTACTATCAATTCAAATAGCTTGACTCAAGCTATGTGATTTGACTGTTTGAATCGATTATAGGGTAAACCCATGGAAGAGTCTGGAATAGTGGGGTTCACCGTCACAGGTGCGATGGAGAAGGTCACGGACTTTCGTACTGCTCCGTTCTGCTCTCAGGCGGTATTCGCTCAGATGCTGGGCCTAGAGGACATCACGGAAGACGTGGTGCGCGGCTGGGTCGAAACCAAGACCGTGCCAACCGCCAAGATTGGCCGCCGTCGTGTCATCAACCTGCACAAAATCCGCCGCGACCTCGACCGGGGTAAGTCGATCTTCTGCCAAGGGGATTACGACGATGACTAACCGGGGAGGGCTGCGCCGTGATTCCGCTCAACCGATATCTGCATCAGTCGCACGCCTCGGACTGCGACTGCTCTGTCTGCTGGTCCCGTCGCGAACTGGCGAAGCCCGCAGCCTCCCAGTCCACACGATGCACCGAGTGTCGCCCTACGCGAGTCTTCACGGTAGTTACTACGATGGCCAAGGTCGCTGGAGTGTGGCGCTCGATCCACTCGACGTACCGGGTGGAACCGGGTTTTACCTGCGCGAAACACATGCCCGCGCTCCGTCCCCCGAAGTATTGGCACGTTGTGTACGACAGCGGCAAGCCGACTCCCTTCGTGCCGATCCGCGAGCCATTCGAGCTGGAGGGCTGAGCCATGCCCACTGACGCCACCTTCTGCGTAAGTTTGCTGTTCGCCCTCCTGACCTGCGTTGGCATTCCCCTGATGTGCGTGGCTCACGAAATTTCAAAGCTGGCCAATCGCAACAACCGCTCCCTGGCCAATCAGGTCCAGGGCCGCCGCACCGGCTTGTCCGAGCGCGCTTTCCCGTTCGGACAAACGGAGCGCCGGGCGAAGCGCACCCTTGACCGTCCCCCACCCTGAAAAGCCTCCGCTCGGGAGTGAGGGGCAGCACCACCGCCCCGCGCTCCTGAGCCCTCGGCGGCGAGAGCGGGATGACAAGGGCAGAGCCCTTTGTGTTGACCCCACTCACCGACCAAACCACCGCAAAACCCAGGCACCACCACACCCGCTGAAAGACGGCCAACAACGCGCCCAATTTGCAGCAGCGGGCCAACTCATGCCCGAAAAAGGCAAAGGAGCTTCAGATGAACATGTTTGCAACCACTGGCGGAGTCGTTGAACTGTGGGTCATCCAGACCGACACCTTCACCTCCAAAACCTCAGGCGAAATCTACGCCAGCGTCCAGGCGATTTCCCCGATCCCGGACGGCGCTCGCGGCAATGCCCGTGGCTTCGAAATCACCCAGTACGACATCGAGCCGACCCTGCTCGACGGCATCGTCTTCGAAGGCTCCCCGGTGCTGTGCAAGTTCGCCAGCGTGGTGCGCCCGACCAAGGACCGCTTCGGTAACACCAAGAACACCCAGGTCCTGACCGAGCTGCTTGCCACCGGCAAAGACGTGCACACCCCGGCACCGAGCCGCCAGCCTCAACCCCAGGCACAAGCCCAGCGCCCGACTCAGCCTGCCGCTGAGAAACCCACCGACAGCAGCAAGTCCTGACGGCGAGGGTAGGTAGATGAAAGCGCCGCTCCGTTTCGCCTTCGGCTGGGTCCTGTACGTGGCAATTCTTTGTGCCGTGTCGCCGGCCGTGCGTGCGGTGCGCGAGTTCCTCGAACCCTACCCGCTGGACTCCGTGATCGCTGTGGTCGCGGCTGCGTTCGCCTTCTTCGCCCTGTGGTGGTTCGTCCTGCGCTCCTTCTGGGGCTGGTGCGACCACCCGCGCAAGGAGGCCCGCTGAGATGCAAGGCGTGGTTGCTGTTCAGGTCTGCACCAGTTGGGCGTCCACGGCGGACGGCCTCATGCAGTGCCAGCACATCGAATGGCAACAGGCCTATCTGATTCCGCCCGAGGCCGCTGGAGCAATTGAAATCCTGGTCAACGGCGGGTTCTCCCTGGAGGCCTTCAGCATCGGTGCTGCGGGCGTTCTCGGGACATTCGTGACGGGGCTTTTAACTGGCTGGGTCGCGTCACTTCTTCGTAAAGCCAAGTAGAGAGGAAACACCATGAACGCCATGAAACAACAGATCGCCAAGTTCAACCCGATCCGCTCGTTCCGCAACCTGTGCATTGCCGGCACCGTCACTGCCGTGACCTCGGTGCCGGCCTTCGCGGGCAGCGTCATCGACACGTCGGCGGTGGAAACCGCCATCACCGACGGCAAGAGCGACATGTCCAACATCGGCGGCTACATCGTCGGCGCCCTGGTCATCCTGGCCGTTGCAGGCCTGATCTACAGCATGTTGCGCAAGGCGTAAGTGCTCTGGTCGGTGTGGTTGGGGGCGTTCTTCGCCGGCGCCTTCATCACCGGGTACCGCTGCGGCGAATTCTTCTGACTGCACTGCAAGTGCCGAACCTGGACCCCGCTTCGGCGGGGTTCTTTTTTCATGGAGACAGGTATATGCGGCATATATTTCTTATTGTGCTGCTCTTTTTGTCTTTCTCTGCGTCCGCTGATTATTACTGGACTGTCTCCGGACGCTCTGAGCAATGGCCTTCTGCTGTTGCGGCTTGCACTGCCATCTACCCAAGATTTAAGCGGGTTGATATGGGGGCTAATGGCAGGAGTGCTCAGTGTGTCTATCGCTACGGCGATAATGATGATCGGGATTACTTGTACAGCTCGACGTACAGGTATGGAACGGAGTGTGCTGCGCCGAAGGTTTATAACTCCGCGACAGGTGCCTGTGAGGAGCCACCGCAGGAATGCGAGTCCGGCCTACCGCTGCTAGTCCGTAGTCCGGACGGTCCCGCGATCACCTCGGGTGGCCGGGTCTACATCATTTCCTCGCCACCGAGTAATGCATGCAGTGGTGGTTGTCAGTACCAACCCAGCTCGGGCCGCGCCACCACCTGCTATCTGGTGAAGGGCTCCACCACCAACGGCTTCTGCAATTACACGATGTCCAGCGACGGCCAGAGCTGCTCCGCTGACAACGCCCTTCCGCCTGCTGTCGGTGATCCACCGAATCCTCCGTCACCGGATGGCGAAACCGATCCTGCCGCTCCGCCGACTGATCCCAATGATCCCGGCTGCCCCAAGGGCTATTCGTGGTCCGGCACCACCTGCGTGAAGTCTCCGACTGACCCAGAGGGGGGCGGTGAAGGCGGCGGCACGGACCCAGGCACCGATCCTGGCACGGGCGGCGGCAACGCCGGAGGAGACGGTGGCGGCACCGATCCCGGTACAGGCGGTGGCAATGGCGGTGGCACTGACCCCGGCACGGGCGGCGGCGATGGCACCGGCACGGGGGGTGGAAACGGCAACGGTAACGGCAATGGAAACGGCGATGGTGAGGGAGACGGCGAGGGCGAATGCGACCCGACCAAGAACCCGCTGTGCGCTGGCATTCCCGGCCCATCGGGCAGCCTCGGCGCCCCCGAAACCGGTAGCTGGGACGAAGCCAACGCCGAATGGGATGAGCGCGTCACCGAGGCCAAGAAAGAACTGAAAGACGCGGTGAAGGCCAACATCGATCACCTCAAAGGCGCCTTCGACCTTCAGCTGTCTACCGGTGGCGGGCAACTGCCCTGCGACTCCTTCACCGTCTGGGGCAAGTCCTACCGCCTGTGTGTTGCCGACTACTCCACCCAACTCTCCTACATGCGTCTGGCGCTGCTGCTCATGGCCGCGCTGATCTCCGCCTTCGTCATCCTGAAGGAGTGACTTATGGAATGGCTCTCCGGCTTTCTCGACCAGATCATCGGTTTCTTTCAGTGGATCTGGGACTTCTTCGCCCAAGGCATCTACGACTTCGTCAAAGACGGCCTGGTCGTCGTAACCAAGGCGATCATCTACAGCACTCTGCAGACCTTCATCCTGCTGCTCGATGTCAGCTTCACCGTCGCCCGCGAGCTGATCGATGGCCTCGGTATCCCCGCCATGGTCCGAGGTATGTACGCGGCGCTACCGGCCCCCATCGCGGCCGGTCTGGCCTTCTTCGGCGTACCCCAGGCGCTCAACATCATCATGACCGCTGCCGCCACCCGGTTCTGCATGCGCTTCGTGCCGATCATTGGGAGGTGAGTCATGTCGATCAAGATTCACCATGGCCCCAACGGCTCCTACAAAACCTCCGGCGCGATTCAAGACGATGCCGTCCCAGCCCTCAAGGACGGCCGCGTCATCATCACCAACGTCCGTGGCTTCACCCTGGAACGTGCCTATAGCGTCTTCCCGCAGCTGCCCAACTCCGCGCAGATCATCAACCTCGATCTCGAATCGCTGGCCGACCTCGACAAGATGCGCACTTGGTTTCAGTGGGCACCGCGGGGCGCGTTCCTGATCTTCGACGAAACCCAGCTGCTGTTCCCCAAGTCCTGGCGCGAGAAGGACTTGGAAAAATTCGACTTTCCCGGCGGCCCCGAGGCAGCCCACGAAGCCGACCGCCCGATGGGCTGGCTAGACGCCTGGACCCGGCACCGGCACTTCAACTGGGACATCGTCCTGACCACCCCGAATATCAGCTACATCCGCGACGACATCCGCATGACCTGCGAGATGGCCTACAAGCATTCCAACCTCGCGGTGATCGGCATTCCTGGCCGGTACAAGGAGGCCCAGCATGACGCCCAGCTCAACCGACCGCCCGCTGACGGCACCATCGTCGAGTACAAGCGAATCAAGAAACAGACCTTCGCCCTCTACCAATCCACCGCCACCGGCAAGACCCAGGACACCAAGGCCGGTAAAAGTCTGTTCCGGTCGCCTAAGTTGGTTCTTCTACTGGCACTGCTGGCCGGCACTATTGGCTTTGTCAGCTATATGGGACCTCTCAAGGTCATCGGCGGTAAGCCTGCTGAAACCGCTCCCGCGCCTCACGTGGCGACTGCTGAAACTGCTCCTGCGACCGCTGCGCCAAGCCCTGCTGTGGCTGCTGCGGCGCGTCCTGCTGCGAGTAGCTTTGTTCCTGCTGGTCTTCTATCTGCTGGGGCAACTGGTACGCCTGTTGACCTGAGCGCGCATCCCTTCGCCGACCGCCGCATCAGCATCCTCGCCCACGCCTACCGGCGCTCGAAGGGCGACATCTACATGTTCGCCCTGGATGACGCGGAAGGCCGACATCTGGAGCTGACCAGCTGGCAGCTAGTCGGCTCCGGCTACCACGTCACCGCCAAGGGCGAATGCGTGGCGGAACTCGCCTACGACACATGGAAGCAGACCATCACCTGTGGCGGCTCCCAGGGCCAAGCCATGGCCGGCATGAGCCCTTCTGCGCCCATCGCTGCCGCCACCAGCCCACCGCCTAGCACTGCCACCTCACTCACGGTGGTGCCCGACTCCGAATACGCCTCACGCCCCTGGAGGAAGCAATGACCCTGCACGGACTGATCAACGCCCTTGGGCTGCTCGCACTCGCTTATGCGCTCGGCTTTCTCACCGCCCTGCAAGTGATGCAGCCGGTGTCGGCGTTTCCGTTTTGAGTCGGCGAGCCGCGCCGCCGGCCGGGAGCGCCAGGCACGAGCGGTAGGCCGAAGGCGCGGCCGACGACCCTGTAACACGTCGGATAGCTAACGAGTAAGCACCTCAATAAACCTCATTGAAGGTACGAAAGAATGAAAAAGGCAGTTCACCCCCTCCGCCTGATCCTCAAGGAGACCGGGGATTTTTATGAGTCGTCCGAAGGACGGATTTTCATGGACCCGAGCAACGGCAGATTCGCCGACCTGTCGGGTGTGCGCCTGCTGCGGTGTGGCGTCGATACCGTGCGGCAGCTGTACAACGGCATGATTCGCCCGGAAGTGATGGCGCTGTTCGATGAGCCCGAGGATCTCGTCAACTTCGCCGGCTACAAGTGGGCCAAGGGTCGGATCGGTCGCGACTCGGGATACCAGTACCGCCTGCAGAACGCCGACATGGGCCTGATCCTGCTGATCAAGAACCACAACGTGAAGCTGGAGAACATCGGCCCGCACCTCAAGATTGAAGTATCGCCACACGCCCTGGATGGTGCTGACCCGAAGATCCTGCAGGGCGTCATGGATGACCTGGCCGCAGGCGTGCTCTCGGCCTGCGAAGTGAACCAGTGCGCCGTCCATATCGCCCTCGACGTCCAGGGCTGGAACCCACCGGCAGACTTCGTGGATCGCATGCACTGCCGGTCCCGGCGTGTGCGCCAGATCAGCGGCATCGACCGCATCGAGTACGACGGCAACGCCTCGGTCTATGGGCGTGGTGAGACCTTCATGTTCGGTTCGGCCAACGGCCTGCAGATGTGCCTGTACAACAAAACGCTGCAGGCGAGAGCGACCGACAAACTCGACTATTGGGAATCCGTGTGGGCCTCCCTGAACGGTGATCCCTTCGGCGATGGCGAACCCGGCTTCAACCCCCTGGAGACCGTGTGGCGCATCGAATTCCGCTATCACCACTCCATCGTCCAGCAGTTCTCCGAAGGATCCACGATGACCTCTGGCGAGGTGATCGGCTGCCGCACCTACGAGGGCCTTTGCCCGCACCTGCAAGGCCTCTGGCAGTACGCCTGCGACAACTACAAGCTCATTTCCCGAGAGGGGATCTTCGACGCCTTCTGGTCGCTGATCAGCCTCGACACCAAGGTCCAGGTGGAAGCCGATCCGCTCATCGAACGCACCGAGTACCGCCGCTATTACAAGACCGCTCAGGGCTTCTCCGGCAAGAACTGCGAGATGTTCCTGGGCCAGTTCGCCAGCCTGATCGCACGGGAGCGCATCCCGCCAAAAAAAGCGCTTGAGGTCGGGAGAACGCTCCCCTTCTGGCATGTGATCGAAGACCACTACACCGCCAAGGGCTACAGCACTCGCGACCTCGAAAGGCACGTCATCGGATTGATCAACGATCGCTACATCAGGCGGGGCTACGCGATATGACCGCGCGCAAGGATGGGAAGACGTGGACGGCTGACTTCTACGAGAACGGTCGCTCCGGTCGCAGGATCCGCAAGAAGGGCTTCGCCACCAAGTCCGCAGCCATTCGCTACGAGCAGGACTTCTTCACTGTCCTGGGCGAGACAGGCCGGCCGCTGGATGATCGCCTCTCAGATCTGGTGAAGGTCTGGTATGACCTCCATGGCTGCACCCTGAAGGACGGCAAACAGCGCCTAGCTCGCTGCCAAGCATTGGCCGAACGCCTCGGCGATCCGCAGGCCTTCGAGTTCGATTCGCTCGCGTGGGCACGCTACCGGCAGCGTCGTCTGACTGAGGTGAAGCCGGAGACGGTGAACCACGAACAACGCTACCTGTCGGCCATCTTCTCTGAGTTGATCCGCCTCGGCTCATGGCACAAGGCAAACCCGCTGGCCAACGTCCGGCAGATCAAGACCGATCAGGTCGAACTGACCTTCCTCACCCTGGATCAGGTCGCCCAGCTCCTTGAAGAGTGCAAGGCCAGCACGAACAACCATACGTACCCGGTCGCTCTCCTGTGTCTCGCCACTGGTGCCCGCTGGGAGGAAGCCGAGAGCATCGCCCGTGGGGCCGTGCATGGGGGAAAGGTCCACTACCACCGGACCAAGAACCGTCAGAGCCGCTCAGTGCCGATCCCGGCCGAGCTGGAGCAATTGATGTTCAAGGTGGGCATGCCTGGAACCGGCCGCTTGTTCATGTCGTGCCGTGCCGCCTTCCGTTGTGCCTATGAGCGCTGTGGATTCCAGACGCCGGGGCAGCTGACCCATATCCTCCGCCACACCTTCGCCAGCCATTACATGATGGGAGGAGGGGACATCCTCACACTGCAGCGGATCCTGGGGCACTCGTCGATCACGATGACGATGCGGTATGCGCACCTGTCGCCGGAGCATTTGGAGTCTGCGTTACGTCTGTCACCACTGGCGCAAAAGGGAGTAACAGTGTGATGTGGTCTTGTATCAGAGCTATCCCATGCCTTATCAATGGCACTTTGCAATCGCAATGGAAGTGGTTGAAGGGCTATGGCTACATCGGATGTGCTGGTGAGAAATATTGTGCGACAGCTGAGAGCGAAGGCGTGGCAGTGGTATTGGGCACTCCAGCCCAACCAGCGCAGCTACTTCAATGCGGCAGTTATGGGAGGGTTATATCTACTCTTCGACTGCTTCGGCTGGGAGCTGAGCAAGGGGTTCATGGCGCTTGGAGTTATATTCTGGGGGCTAGCAATGATCGCTGACCTCATAGGGCTCTATAAGGCAATCTTCGAGACGCATCTTGGAAAGCTATTTTTGCTAATCACGTTTGGCCTTGGGACAAATTTGGCCGTTGCGATTGCCAGCCAAATTGTGAATGGGCTAGTCGGGGTGGATCCCGGTAAATTCGTTCATACCATCGCGTTCGTGACGCTCTTTGTTGCGCCTCCCCTGCTTCTTTTTCTTTCTATTGTTGTCCTAATTGTGGGGGCTGCTGGGCTCGCTTTGTATGTCATGTTCAACTTCCTACCGGACGAGAACTCTCGCGTAATGATGTTCCCGTGGTACAGGCCTCGCGAGGGAGTACGTTACAGAGCAATTACAGCTCTGGTGCAGGTCACGAGTGCGGTCGTGTTAGCTAACCTCGGCTACCAGTGGTGGACAGGGAGCCACTCAGTCTATGAGTCGCTTGTGAAGGACAGGGCCAGGTGGTTCCTTTACACATTTGAAATGTACGACAAAGCACCGTGTGCGATGGAACAAGGGCAGCGGGTAACGTTTTTAGATGGCGACCGTGTGCTTTTTGCTACTAGGAATAGTGAGGAGATCACCTTCGTCTTAGGCGAGTGCAAAGACAGGCTGGACAACCCTTGAGTGCACATGTGTGCCTGAGCTCGCGGCTGCTCACCAGCAGCTGCTGCGACATCTCTTCCCCCTAGCAGGTGTTTGTGTCTGGACGTACTTTAGGCATCCTGGCTTGGTGGCGATGAGCCATTTGTCTTTCCCTTCGGAATGCAAGGAATGCGCAATGACCTACATAACTCGCGTTTGCTACAACTCTTCGAATTGGCAACGTCCAACGGGTGATGCAGAAGAGGCTGCGAATACATTTCGTGCGATCAACGGCTATGGGCACGAAGAGTGGCTGTTTCGTTTTGAGTGGCAGATCGGGGGTTGGCAGTATGGCTTTATTCAAGGGGTCAACAAGGGATGGGAGGCACGGCTCGAAAGAGGGGAGCGCATCGCTGATGTAGTCATATTTACTATCGATGAGCTACGCCGCCGCCGCTATGTTGCACGGATTCGGGATCTTGAGTTCCTGGATGAAGCACAAGGTACGGCTGTCCTTAACCATTACAAGAAGGTTGGCTGGTACGACCTTATGCTCAACGAGATCGATGCCATTGGAGGCAGGAGAGAAGGGCTGGGGAATACAGACTGGGCACCATACATTTTGAATGTCCGATTTCGCCCTGAAGAGGTTGAGTGGTATCCCATAGATACCTTTGCCGCCGAGAATGATCCGGTGCAGTTCTACAATCGGTATCAGCTGATCGACATAGGCGAATCAGCAGCACTGCCAGAGCTGGCGCCCAGTAAGAGGCCGCGAGGCCGAAAAGGGATGGACACACCTCCGTCGCACACGCCCTACGTTAGAAACGGATCTGCATCTCGCGAATGCTCTCCAGAACACGCGATGATTCAGCAGGCGCTGTTTGAGGAACTGAAGGCTGAGTATCCAGCGGGACGAATCATTTTCGAAGAGAACTTCGTGGATGTGACCGTGCTTACTAAGCAGGAGAAATTGCTGTTCGAGATCAAATCAGACTTCTCAACCCGTAAGGTTCTGCGCCAAGCGATCGGGCAACTATTGGAGTACGCCTACTACTCAGGCGAACAGAGCGATCTGGATCTGAGGCTGATTGCAGTGGGGCGTACAAGCCTAAGCGCTGAAGATGGTCGGTACCTGGAGTACCTGAGGAATACCCTTGGGTTGCCGTTGGAGTACCGGCAAGTCCAAATGCCTTCGGAGCGCAGGGACAGAAGAAAGCGTAGGCAGGGTGTAGTCACTTCGTAG